CATGACAATCGAAGAATTTGAAAAACTGACCATTGATCAGTTAGAAATTGAAGAATTTGAATGCAAATCATTCGTGGTCGGCATCGAAAAGATAAAAGGCAAAAGTCCTGAGTATAACGTCTATCTGATTACAGATGAAAAGAACCTTGTCGGCACACATTCCGATCCATTAAAGGCAATTCTAAGGGCAATATTTAAGGGATAACAAACTAAATCTAAAAACTCAAAACCATGAAAATTACAATTGATCAAAACAAACTAATCACAATCACTTTTACAGTTGATGAAATTAACGAATTGAATCCATCGTTTGAACTGGAATCTCCGAAGCCTGATTTTAATAGTGGATTGCACCATTTCAGACAAAAGACTGTTGATCTACTTAAAAAAATTAGAACTCATTACGGAGTCGGTGTTTCAATAAAAAGAAAAGGCTCATTTCTTGCAGATTTAATTTGGGAATCAAGAATAAAAGATTTTGCTCAGGTACTAAGAGAACTGGAAAGTAGAGGTGTTGTAACTGTAAACAGATCAGGCGAAGGTGGGCATGGTACTTTAAGAATCGTTGATTTTAAATTCAACTACTAAGCATGAGCGCACAATCAGAACGAGCGCATGAACAAGCTAGAAAGTTTGTCCATCAGCATCACTACATGTACGCAACAGATGTCGACTATTGGGTGCAGATTATTGCCATTCAATTACTGAACTTCCATCAGGAAGAAACGAGAGAAGAAACTGAAAATATTGAACGAGAAATAAGCAAGTACTTATGAAAGCAACACCGAAAAGATACAGAGATACAAGATCAGTTCAATTACAAGGCAATGTCTATGAAGTTGAATGCGATGTTTATCCGGGCGAACCTGAAACAAGAGATTATCCCGGCAGCGGTGATGAGATAGTAATCCTTTCAATCACTTTAGACGATGAGGAAGTAATGGACTCACTCACAATCAGCGAAATAGTACAAATCGAAGAACTAGCACTTGGATTATGACAAACCTAACTATTTATAAACGGGCGCATGAATTGACCTTTGTTCAGTTCTGTCGGTGGATGAACTCACGTAAAATCCGTAATTCCAATAACGCAAGAACTTTGCCTTTCTCCGTTGTCGAATGTAATGAGGTTGGCAGCTCGATAACAATAGTAACAAAATTAAAAGGCGCATTGCCTATTTACGAAGATCAGAACTAAAATGTTTAACTAAAACCAAAAAACATGACACTAAAAGAAATACTACATTCCATCGGTAACAGGACAGTTACTTGGAAGCAGCTAACAAAGAAACTAACCGATTCAGGATGGGAAGCAGAACCAACGATCAGGCATTTATTAAAGGCAGATAGTCTTTCAAAGATCGACAAAGGCTTGTATGTGGTCGGTGAAAGATTCAAAATCAATCATGGCATAAGTAAACCAGAGTATAAGTTTGAAGAACCACAAATCAGATCAGTCAATCCGATATCACTTGAACAGGCAATTGAGATATGCCGATCTCATGGAGTTGATTGCAGCCGGGTAACATCGGTAAATCATGGCAATGTTCGGGTTGTAACACGAGTAATCCTATGAGCAAATCAGATCTTCACTTTCAACTTGTTAAATTCTGCCAAGAAAAGAACTACAAGTTAATTCAAGAATACAAGTTTAATCCTGACAGAAGATTTAGATCGGACTATTTCATACCTGAGATGAACCTATTAATTGAATACGAGGGATTGGGAGGAAACACCCGATCAAATAATGGAGGACATCAAACTAAATCAGGCTACACTTCGAACTGCGAAAAGTATAATTCAGCGTGCATTCTTGGATATGATCTGTTGAGGTACACAGCATTGAATACAAATCAAATGATAAATGATTTGGAAAGATTAAAATAAATAATACATTTGCATCCGATTCGTGCAGGAATCAAAAAGGATATTAATTTAAAGCCTGAACTGGTCTGCACACTGGGGAGGGCTTTATTTATTATGAAAACAGAGTATTTACAGTTTCTTGAAACGAAACAAAAACAACACATTCAATCAGGGTTTGAGATTGAAGAATCAGAATTAAACAAGTACCTATTCCCTTTTCAAAGGTTCATTGTTAAGCGATCGTTGAAAGCCGGGAAGTATGCGATCTTTGCAGATTGCGGATTAGGTAAAACATTGATGCAGCTTGAATGGGCTAATCAAGTAAGTAAACAAACCGAAAAACCTGTTTTAATTCTTGCACCATTGGCGGTTGTTGGTCAAACAAAACAGGAAGGTATAAAGTTTGGAATTGATATGAATAATATTCATGTTAATAATTACGATCAACTTGAAAATATAGACTGTTCTATGTATTCGGGGGTTGTTCTTGATGAAAGTTCTATTCTTAAAAACTTTGAAGGAGCAACAAAAAAGCTGATCATAGATTCTTTTAAATTAACTCCTTACAAATTAGCTTGCACAGCAACACCCTCGCCAAACGATCCGATGGAACTTGGTAATCATTCCGAATTCTTAGATATTATGGGTAGAAATGAAATGCTTGCAATGTATTTTGTTCATGATGGGGGCGAAACAGCTAAATGGAGGCTTAAAGGTCATGCGGTTAAATTGTTCTATCAATTTGTTGGCACATGGGCTATAATGCTTAATAAGCCTAATGACATTGGTTTTCAAATGGAAGGATATAATTTACCCTCATTAAACCTGATTGAGCAGCAAATTGTAACTCCTGATAGGGATAACGGCAGATTGTTTAACGATGCTATAATCTCAGCAACAAACTTTAATTCAGAGCTTCGAATGACTAAGATTGAAAGACTTGATGAGGTTGTTAAAATTATCAATTCAAAGCCGGATGAAAATTTCATTATTTGGATTAAGCAAAACGAGGAAGGCGAAATGCTTAAAAAATTACTACCGGATGCGCTCGAAGTAAAGGGATCTGATTCTAATGAATGGAAAGAAAAAACCTTACTTGGATTTGCAAATAATGATTTTCGAATACTAATTACAAAAACAAAGATTGCAAGTTTTGGTATGAACTATCAGAATTGCCGAAATCAAATATTTGCTTCATTAGATTTTAGCTTTGAAGGATTATATCAAGCAATCAGAAGATCATACAGATTTGGACAAACAAACGAAGTAAACATTTACCTTATAACAACTGATACAATGGCAAACGTAAAACAATCAATCGACAAAAAACAACAGCAATTCGAATTAATGCAGGATGAAATGGCTGTTAGTGTAAATTCAAATCTTAATGGGAACAAACTCTCAACAGTTGACTTTGATACACTTGCGGAAACAAATGAATGGTTCTCGATTAAGCGAGGGGATTGCATTCAACTAATGCAAGACGTTCCAAGTAATTCGGTTGGACTATCTGTTTTTTCGCCACCATTTGCAGAACTTTACACGTATTCAAGTCACTTGGAAGATATGGGCAACTCTAAAGATTATAAAGAGTTTCTGATTCAGTTCGGGTTCTTGATTAAAGAATTATATCGAGTTATGCAATCAGGGCGAAACGTAGCAATTCACTGCATGGATATTCCAATTCAAAAAGGTAAGGAAGGATTCATTGGCTTAAGAGATTTCTCAGGAATGATTCTTTCAGCTTTCCAAAATGCCGGATTTATTTATCATTCAAGAATTACAATATGGAAAGATCCAGTAGTTGAAATGCAAAGAACTAAGGCTCTTGGATTACTTCATAAGCAAGTAAAAAAAGACAGTACAATGAGCAGAGTTGGAATACCTGATTATGTTATGATTTTTAGAAAGGATGGAGAAAGGGTTAATCCTGTAACCAATACATCATTGCCAGTTGATTTGTGGCAGAAATATGCTTCACCTGTATGGATGGATATTAATTATGGAAATACACTTCAAGGGTTCAGAAATGGACGTGAGGACAGTGATGAAAAACATATCTGCCCTTTACAACTTGATACCATTGAAAGGCTTATTCATCTTTATAGTAATAAAGGAGATACTGTTTTGACTCCATTTATGGGTATTGGCAGTGAAGTATATCAAGCCGTTAAAATGGGTCGTAAAGGAATAGGATTTGAATTAAAGGAGTCATATTTTGATTTAGCCAAGTCAAATATAAAAATGGCAGTAAGAGAAAAATCTCAAGCATCTTTATTCGAATAATTCGTATATTTGAATCCGTTAGTGGGTGAGATCATTAACGAGTAAGAACTTTCATGCCTCATTTTATCAGACCGCCTTCGGGTATCTCAACTGATAACTTGGGGCTTTATTTTTTTACACTATGAAGAAATCATTTGTAATGTATGCTGATTTTGAATCAACTCTTTTAAAGTTACCTGATGAAATTGCAGGAAAATTGTTTAAGGAACTTTTTAACTACATTAAAACAGGGCAAAGGTATTCTGGTGATCTTCTTTTGGAGATTGCATTAACACCATTGTATGAGCAAATTGATAGAGATTCAGATAAATGGGAAATAACAAAAGAAGGTAGAAGCCATGCAGGAAAGGAATCGGCAAGAATTAAGGCAGAAAGGAAAATTCAACAAACCTCAACAAATTCAACAAATGTTAAAAGTGTTGAACAAAATCAACAAGGCTCAACAAATTCAACTGTAAGTGTTAATGTAAATGGAAGTGTAAGTGATAATGTAATTGTAAATGAAAATGTAAATAAAAAAGTTAAAAAGGTGAGATTTAATTTTGAAAACATCGAATGGTTTAAAAATGAGAAAGCAAACAAAGTATTTATTGATTTGCTTAAAAATAGAGTTGAACTTAAAAAAGCACCAACACAACGAGCAATCGAATTAATGGTAAAAAGAGCAAGGGAAAACTTTAAGACTTCAAAAGAATTAATTGAAGCTATTGAAAACTCAATCGCATCTGGATGGCCTGATATTTATCCACCAAAACAAACACAAAATAAAGTATATCAGCAAAAAACCTATTCACGATCAGATCACGGACTACATTTCAAATGATGGAAAATACATACGAACAATCAGTCATTGCATTGATACTGTCGCACAACGGATACCATACCGACATATTAGCGAGAATTACAGCAGATCACTTTACAGATCCTCTTTGCAGAACTTGCTTTGAACTTTCAGCAACAGTTACTAAAAAAGGATTAACTCCTGATATTCTTTCAATCTCAAAGGAGGCTAAGATCTTAGGTTTGACGATTTCACCTAGTGATGTTGTTGGATGGAATGCAAAGTTATCTTACCTCACTCCAGTATCTGAATACCTTGATGTACTGATTGATCAATACGTTAACAATAGTGTAACAAAGATAATCACAAATTATGCTATTCATGACAACGGATCTGATGGAGGTTACGAAAAAGCAAACGCAATAATTAAGGAACTTACAGAACTGATTGATACAGGAAACGTATCGGAGGACATTATCAACATGCTTGACTTATCTAAAGAAGGACGAGAAGCATATTACAAACGTGAAGCATTAGCCGAAAAAGGTGAGATAAGCGGAATGGTTACAGGAATTAATGCACTTGATAAGTTCACAGGTGGATGGCAGAATGAATTTATCATAATCGCAGGCAGACCATCAACGGGCAAAACAGCACTTGCACTATTTCATGGAGTTAAGTCAGGCAAGCCGGGTGTGTACATCAATCTTGAAATGCAAAAGGATCAATTGCTTCAAAGATTAGTAATGATGGAATCTAAAGATCAGATTTATTCATCGAATCTTCGTGATGGGCGAATGACCACGTTCGAAAAACAAATCTTTGAACAGACCATTGCCGAGATTGAGAAAAAGAAAATACTCGTTTATGATCGTTCAGGTTGCGGAGTTCATGAAGCAATCAGAGTAATTAGGCAGCAGCATCGAAAAGGAAATTGCGAATGGGCAATTATTGATTATTTGCAGTTACTCAAAATGGAAGGATTTAAAGGGGCTAACAGAGAGCAAGAGGTGGCAAGTATCAGTAGAGCATTGAAAGCAGCGCAAAAAGAACTTGGAATACCTTTCCTTTTACTTTGTCAACTTAATAGAAACCCAGAAGCAAGAGCAGATAAAAAGCCTGCTGTTTCAGACATTCGTGAATCGGGTCAACTTGAACAGGATGCTGATACAATCGGATTGATTTATCGTCCTGCATTTTATGGACTTAACAAAGAATCAGGAGAACCATACACCAATGAAATTATTTATCTCCTCGAAAAACATCGGCAAGGATCGGTCGGAACTGTTGAATTTAAACACAATAAAACAATGAGCAGTTTTTTTGACTCAGACAATCAACCTCAACAATATCAATTTAAACCAATGGCGGCATCAAGTTTCTTTGAAGTCGATAAAGACGAACCAGAATTTTAAACAACACTAAACTCATAAAAACATGGCATTTCACATTACAATTAATCAATTCAGAATCAATAGTCCAGAACGATATGCACGAGTTGGAGCGATGCTAGAGGACTTCATCTGCAATCATACTTCGATCACCGAACTTTCGATCACTCATAAGCTATCAAGTTATTCAGTCAACTTCTTTATTCAGCAGTATTTCGGAAAACCTGATCAGCCATTCATCGTTGACATAAAAGTTGATGTTCCGAAACAAAAGCCGATCCCGATCAAACTAACTAAGCTATATCGTGAATACTTGGACACTTGCGAAAAGGTAGATCAACTCAGGCAAGCAATCGAAAAATTCGAAAAGAAACTTTAATTGTAATTTTGCGTACTTTTGTAAGTTACAGACGAATTACAGACGTATGGCATTTCCTCATGATGGTAAAAAGTTTAAGCCGGGTGAATCAGGTAATCCTAACGGGCAACCTAAGAAACTGCCTAACCTTACTGAAAAGTTAGTTGAGCATCTTGGGGCTACCGGCATTGATGACCTTATACAAAAGCTGCATGAATTGGCTATGAGTGGAAACGTAAAGGCAATTGAAATGCTATTGGATAGAGGTTATGGAAAAGCAAAAGAAACTATTGACCTAAGCACATCTATTGCAATGCCTGACTATCACGAGTTCTTAAAACACCTTAAAGATCCGAATGTTTAGCCATAGACAATGGGAAGCTATTGAACTACTTGAATACGATCCAAATGTTACCGATGTACTTTATGGCGGTGGAGCTGGTGGAGGCAAAACATTCTTGGGTTGCGGTTGGCAAATTATGCGGAGGTTATTTTATCCCGGCACTCGTGGATTGATCGGGCGAGATACGTTGACGAACTTAAAGACCTCAACACTTGAAACATTCAATATCGTTTGGCAAAAGTACTTTTCATCTAATCCGCAAGGCATTACAGTTAAGATCAACGGACAAACGAATGTGATTCACTTTAGCAATGGCAGTCAGATCTATTTGAAACCATTGGAACATAACTCAAGTGATCCTGATGGATATCAGTTCGGATCATTGGAGATTACCGATGCTTTCTTTGATGAGGTTAATGGTTGCTCAAAGAAATACGTTGAGATCGTTACGAGCCGAATAAGATATAACCTGATTAATAACAAGCAGCCCGTTCTGATGGCAGCTAATCCGGGTTATGATTGGGTAAGAACTCGATTCGTTAAGGACAAAGCGAACAACGATATAATTTTGAAACCACATGAGGCAGTAGTTCGGGCATTGCTTACCGATAATCCTGATCCAGTATTTCAAGAAAACTACAAAAGGCAGTTAGAAAAGCTATCACCTTACGATCGGGATAGATTGCTGTTTGGAGATTGGAACGCTGTTAAATCGGCTGACAATCCGTTTCTGCATTCATTTGACGAAAGTAGGCACGTTGCTCTGATTGATTACAATCCGAATTTACCGATCATTGTTAGTATTGACTTTAATATTAATCCGTTCTGTGCTATATTCGGTCAGGTGTCTGGTCGTTCATCTTGGATCTATGACGAGGTTTCGATTCAGAAAGGCGATTTATTCAAGATGGCTGATGCTATAAAGGCAAGAATACCTGAGGGCAAAAAAGGACTGATTAAGATCACAGGCGATAAGTTGGGGGGTAATGGGCAGATATCGCTTAGAGATCATTATTCAAACTACAAACAGCTTCAATCACTCTTAGGATTGAACGAGGCTCAGTTCTTACTTCCTGCCAATCCAACACATGAATCAAGCCGAACTGATTGTAACATGGCACTCATTCAGAAGGATGTTAAGATATCGCATAGGTGTATTAATCTTATTGCGGATTGTAAGTTGGTTGAGGTAAATAATGAAGGGCAGATCATGAAAAAGAATCGGGATAAGATGGAGCAGCGATCTGACTTCCTCGATTGTTTTCGCTATTTTATTAATACTTTTGTTAAATGAAAAAGACCAGCATCAACCTATCACAGCAAGATCTTAACGATCTTCAAAAGGAATACAATCTTATCAGCGAAAAAAAATCTAACCTATCTGCTAAAAATCGACAAAAGGTTTTACATTTGATTAATCATTTGTTTAAGACCAACCAAATACACGTTGAGCAATGAAGATTGATTCGATCGCAGATATAGTTGAGATGTACATTCCTAACCAGCCGTTGACAGTTTACAGCGCAAAATATGGGATGCACGTCAATAATCTGATCAATACCTTCATAACCGATGAGCAGACCGATATTGAATTGCAGAAGTTGGGATTCACGATTGATAGAATAAACATTCAAAGAACCGAAACCAATAGTCAGGTATATCTTTACACACAAATAAATAAGCAATGAGCATTTGCACCGCCTGTTTTGATGGCGAAACCATCCCGAAATGTGCCGAACAATTAATCGTTGGCGATACTTTACTGCCTGAGGGTACTGAGTTGAGGTTATATTTTAAGATACTTTCGACCGGGTTCATCGGCTATGTTAATGCTGAGGTGAACGATGTCGGTCAGATTGTAACTGGAAGAACTGTTGATGGCGATTTCGTATTCGATCCTCTTGAATTGCCATCGGGAACATACGTTGAATTGTGGGTAGTTGAGGAATCAGATCAAGTTAATATAACCGATCGGCTAATCTTTCAAATCAACTTAGTGAATCAGACTTGCATCGAGGTTAAGGTTCAAGCAATCGGAGGCGAATACGTTACTTACGATCTAACTGCGACCGAATGACATTAGCCGAGAAAGTAATTAAGGGCGCATGGTATTGGATCACCGATAATAAATTAACGAGGGAGATGGCAGCTAATCGGCAATCAATATGTAAACATTGTTCGCATCGTGAAGGGTTGACTTGTGGCTTATGCGGTTGCTTTCTGAAATTAAAAACAAGGCTTGAAGAAGAAGAATGTCCAGATAAAAGATGGTGAACTTAAAAAACATATTCAAACGCAAATCGAAATTCGATAATCTTGTTAAGGTATTTTCGAAGTCAGGTCGAACCTATTATAAATTTCCGAAAGAGGTTAACTTACCGATTGAAAGATTTTCGATGGTCATGGCTCTGATGGAAAGATTGAGCAGCGGTTTGTCAGGTAATGAACTTAATCTGATATTGGAAAAGATGGATCTTGCATTGTCTGCCGGGTTATCCAATCCAAAGAACGCAGCACTTATAGCAACTTACATTCACATTATACGTGAGCGAAACGATACTGTAATCCATCGGGATATCTTGATCAATCTTGCTGCCACTTGGTTAGTTCGGGATGATGAGAATCCGAGCGTTATCAATGTAGATATTCATAAAGAAAAGGTTAATCAATTCGATGCGATGTGCAAGGAGGGGTCGCACGATTTTTTTACCCAAAT